TTGCAGTGGCACGGAATGCTCACACCAGTGCCTGCAAACTCATTTAGACTCACCAGCTATACATGGATAACACCGCAATGATTTCTCAAAGTCCCACATTTTGTCCAGCGCCCTGGACCAGCTTAAACATTGATCAGGCTGGCGAAGTCAGTCCGTGTTTTCATTGTGTAGACATGATTGGCAATGTAAAGAAAAATACCATACAGGAAGTCATCACAGGCCCAGTACTCACTGGAATGAAACAGGCCATAGCACAGGGCGAGTGGGCACCGGCGTGCTCATGGTGTAAAGATCTGGAAGAAACCACCGGAGTCAGTGGTAGAACTGGTCGCAAGGCCAGTGCAGAAACCATGGCAGCAATTGATACAGATCCAGATTTTTTCCAACTGGAACACCTAGTGGTCAACTGGAGCAACTTGTGTAATCTTGCTTGTGTGTACTGCAATCCAGAGACCAGCACCGCGTGGCAAAGCATAAAGAAGATTCCCATCAATCATGTGAAAAATGAACATGCTGATCTAATTGAACTGGCTCGCACTCAAGGACACAACATACAAGGACTCAGCCTGGGCGGTGGTGAGCCGCTGTTGCAACGAGGACTAGAGAAGTTTTTAGACTACATCGACGCCAGCAAAGTCAGTGTGATGATCACTACCAACCTTAGCATGGATCTCAACAACAATGCCATCTACCAACGGTTAAAGACCTGGCCCATGGTGCAATGGATGATAAGTTTTGACAACTCTGACCAGGACAAATTTGAATATGTGCGGCACGGTGCCTCATGGGCACAGTTCGTCAACAACATACAGGTTATGAAACGTGATAAACAAACAGTAGCAGCGCATCCAGCGTACTCAATCTACTGCGCATTGGACCTGATGGAATATTATGACTTTTGTGTTGAACAACAGCTAGACATTTTTTGGTGTGAGTTGACCAATCCGTGGGACTTGGATATCAGACGTCAATCTATAAGTTTGCGGCAACTGGCCATAGCAGAAATTGATCGTGTGGTGGCCAAATATCAAGATCAAAAACAGTTGAGCACAGATGCGCTTGAAAGATATCGTGCAACATTGATAGACAACAGTGATTTGATCAATCAAGATTTTGTGCCAGATGTATTGACTTGGCATAAAAATATCGAAACAACACTGAAAAAAACCACACGGTTTGTGGATCTGTGGCCCGACCTAGTAAAGGAATTGTATGAAACAAAATAAAACCTTATGGCATTTTGGCACAGGATTTGCTGGCCAAACGCTGAAATGGTTGCCAACTGACACAGAAGAAAGTTTTCAACATCTTGTGCAGGTTGAAGAATACCGTGAATATTTCCGCAGCAAGGGCTGGCTTGAGCCTGACGCCATAACATACCGTATAAACAGTGCAGGATTTAGATCAGAAGAGTTTGATCCGCAGGCCAACAGTGTGATATCATTGGGATGTAGTTATACCATTGGTATTGGCCTGCCAGAACAGGACACATGGAGTTATTTGGTCGCGCAGGCCCTGGGATTAAAAAATTACAATCTGGCCTGGGGCGGCACCAGTGCAGACACTTGTTTTATGCTGGCCAACCACTGGTTGCCTGTGTTACGACCAAAGTTGGTAGTAATGGCGGCACCGCCCAAACACAGATTTGATTTGATATTAGAGAACGTCAATCACAACCATGACACTTACTTGCCCAGCAGTGAAATTGGTGGCGTTGATCAGGATGGTTTTGTAAAAACCTGGTTCTTGAATGACCGTAATGCTGACTTGAATAATGCACGCAACAGACTGGCAGTGGAAGGCTTGTGTGCTAGATTGGGCATACGTTGTTTAACATACGATGCACATGATTGGTTTGCTCGAAGTCGCGAAGAAGTTGAGTATGCTAGAGATCGCATGCATGCTGGCCCAAGAGGTCATCAACTGTTTGCAGAAAGAATCATCAATGATTTCGCCGCCACCAAATAAAAATTTAGAAACGGTCCTGGTCAAAGCCCCGCACCGTAAGGAAGTATTCAATGAACAAGAACTCCGAGAGTTTGCCGCATGTGCAGACCCCGCCACAGGCCCGTTGTACTTTATGGATCATTTCTTTAATATCCAGCATCCCACACGTGGCAAGATGTTGTATCATCCATTCGAGTATCAAACCAGACTGATTGAAACCTATCACAACTACAGATATTCAATATCACTTATGCCTCGACAAACCGGCAAGTCAACGTCGGCTGCTGGTTACTTGTTGTGGTATGCAATGTTTGTGCCAGACTCAACCATTCTAGTGGCCGCACACAAATACACCGGTGCGCAGGAGATCATGCAACGTATTAGATACGCATATGAACTGTGCCCTAACCATATCCGTGCAGGCGCCACCAGTTACAACAAAAACAGTTTGGAATTTGAAAACGGATCGCGTATTGTGGCACAGACCACAACGGAAACAACTGGACGTGGTATGAGTATTTCGCTCTTGTACGCAGACGAATTTGCATTCGTTCGTCCCACTATTGCTCGAGAGTTTTGGACTAGTATCTCGCCCACCTTGGCCACAGGTGGTAAGGCCATTATTACATCAACACCCAACTCAGACGAAGATCAGTTTGCGTACCTGTGGAAAGGTGCCAACAAAACTGAAGACGAACATGGCAACACCACTGAACTGGGTATCAACGGGTTTCGAGCATTCAGAAGTAACTGGCGCGAACACCCTGACAGAGATGAACAATGGGGGTTGGAACAGCTGGCACAGCTGGGAGAAGATCGATTCCGCCGAGAAATGGAATGTGAATTTGTTATCAATGATGAAACCTTGATTGCTCCTACCCGACTGTTGGATCTAGAAGGGGTAGAACCCAATCGCCGTACAGGACAAGTACGCTGGTACAAAACACCTGTCAAAGACAAAATATACATTGTGGCACTAGACCCCAGTTTGGGCACAGGTGGAGATCCTGCTGCTATACAGGTATTTGAAGCAGAAACCACAGAGCAAGTGGCCGAGTGGCGCCACAATCGAACAGACATTCCCACACAGGTCAAACTGTTGGCTGACATTGTGAATGAACTGTACGAGATTACCAAAGACGACAAAAAGATTTATTACAGTGTGGAAAACAACACCATTGGTGAAGCAGCTCTAATATCCATAAACGAATACGGCGAGGAAAACATTCGCGGTTATTTTTTGAGTGATAACAGTGTAACAGGCACCACAGGGCGTAGATTCCGCAAAGGATTCAACACCACAAACCGAGCCAAACTCACTGCCTGTAGCAAGTTCAAAATTCTTGTTGAATCTGGACGCATGAGATTGTACAGCAGACCCTTGATTTCAGAACTCAAAACGTTTGTGGCCAATGGCGGAAGTTATGCTGCCAAGCCTGGCGAAACTGATGATCTAGTCATGAGCACACTGTTGGTGGTACGCATGCTCATGCTGTTGCAGACTTATCACGCAGAATTGGACACACACCTTAAAGATCACGGGGACAACATCATAGAACCCATGCCGTTCATTGTCAGCATGGCACGCTAAATACACAACTATGACAATGGAAGCATTACCTCAAGATCTAGCAGATTTCTTGGTCACAAAGAACTTTGACCCAGAATATTTCGACGAAGCAGGGCAACCTGCCGAAGCCGGTGATGCCAAAACCATGAAATTTGACTATGTTTCTGGCACAGGCAAAAACTATGGCACTGCTGTGATTGTTATTGCAGATGACCAACTCAGCTTGTTCTACGGTGACAACCTGGGACGGGGCATGGAGCCCGAAGACAAAGACGAGTGGTATACTTTTTTAGAAGAACTCAGTCACAAGGCTGCCAGTCATTCGGCCACATGGAGTCCTCAAGATATCAATCAACTCAAACACAACTTGGCCGGCATTGCCGCCATCAAAGAAGGCCTGTTTGAAGGCTATTATGGCAATCGACGAGTCAGCTACATGGGCGAAGCGACTCAAGCACGACTGGTGATCCGTCACAATCGTGTGCTGGGTGAAGAGGACAAACGTTATCGCTATGTGGAAAGTTTGTTTATTGAAACAGCTGATCAAGAACGATTTAGACTGCCATTCAAGAGTCTGGCGGCAGGTCGGGCCATGCTGGAACATGTGCGCCAAGGAGGACGTCCGTACGATGTACGCGGCAACCACATCACAGAAATTGTGAGTGAAATGGCTGTGCTAAGTCGTTTCAATCGTGCTCAACACTGTCGTGTGTACGAAGGTGTCACACAAGAGCTTGTGGAAAGCGCACGGCAATACTATCATAACCTACAAGAAATCATCAAGCATCTTGGCAGCACACGTGGCTATCAAGCATACTTCGAAACCTGGGCTCCTGATCAAACAGGTGAGGCCGAAGCCCTGGTAGAAAATCTACGCAACATGTTTGTGGAACAAACACTGGATGTGAGAATCGAAGCTGCCTTGCCTACACTGGCCAAGATACAACAACAAGGAATCAAAATGAAAGAAGCCGAAATATTTGAAAGCTGGATCAACCAGTTGAGCGAAGGAACTTGGGCGTTGCCAGAAACTCCAGAACAAATGGAAAAACTCAACCAGCTGATGAGTGCAGAACTCATAGTTGGCCCCGATGCTACCAATGCCACGGAACTGTTGTACGACATCGTGGGCGATGACGAGCTGTTTGATATTTTACAAGACTTGGCTGACAAGAGTCAAGGTCGCGCCAACTGTTGGGACGACTCAGATGTGCAACGCAGACTGGCTGAATTGGGTATCCAAACTCCTCAAAGCACACAAGCAGCATCCGCTGATGTTGACCAAGACACTGCACCTGCTGTGAAAGAACAAGACATGGCAGAAGGCGACAACATGTCTACATTTGTGGAAGATCGTGAATTGGCTGAAATGCTGAAATATGCTGGTGTCCCTGTAAGCGAAGGTGTGCTGAATGACAGTACCGGAAGTACCATGGATCACATTCAAGATCGTTTCCGTCGCGACATCAAAGATTTTACCGAAACTGGAGACATGAGTGACGATTTGTATGATGCGCTGTATGACTACTACTTTGATGACATGCCCTATGGCACAAAGAAGGCTCGCACAGGTGACCCTCATGAGTGGGTGTCAGATCGTTTTGCTAGTGACCTTGGCATCAATGAAAACCTTATCACACCAATGATCATGCCTGTGAGCGAAGGCTCGTGCAACATGACTGCTGAAGGTTCTTACTGCCCCGAACATGGTTTGATGGAATGTGGCAGCATGGAAGAAGATGGTGGCGCAGTGGGCATGCCCTACAGCATGGGCGAAGCCCAAGCACCCCAAGATCCCATAAACAGCAACTCAGCAATGACCGGCAGCTACTATGAAGGCCGAGAAACCCCAACTCAAGAAGGCGATGCACTTCTAGCAAGAATAAAATCACTGGCTTTGCTCAGATGACATAAATAACAATACAAAACCGCAGCGGGTGTAGTAGCACCCGCTGTCGAAGCAACAACAATAGGCAGCAAGAATGAAACCATATACATATCTAATAGGGTGGCCCGAACATAATACATGGTATTATGGAGTAAGATACGCAACCGGGTGCAACCCTTCCGATCTCTGGAACCCTAACACTACCTCAAGCAAACACGTGACTGCATTTGTAGCAGAACACGGTGCGCCATCGGTGCGAGAAATTCGCCGCACATTTAAAAATACTATACAAGCACGAGTTTGGAAAGAACGTGTGCTTAAACGTATGAAGGTGGTTGGCAATGATCGGTGGCTGAACAAACATGACAGTATGTCTCCGCCTATTCAATCAGGAGAGACTCACCATGCTAAACAGATTGAGTATCGAAAAAATCATCCTATGAAACGGCCTGAGGCTCGAATGCGACAGCACAATAATTGGTTAGGTAATAAAAACCCTATGACTAATCCTGATGTAGTAGCAAAAAAAGTAGCCAAAACAAGTGGAGATACTCATCACATGAAACGTCCTGAAATTTCTAATAAAGTTTCGGGGAAAAACAATTACATATATAAAGATCCAGAAGCATTGTTTAAACGAAGAATTCAATTTATAGAAATGAATAAATTACGTTTAGGCACACACTATAGAAAAATTGGTTGTCAATACTGTGGTAGAGAAATTGGAGCGACCGCACATAAAAAACATGAAACACATTGTCAAACTAATTTAACCAGTTCCGTAGGAAACACAGACAGGCTGTGTTAAAATAACCCTGTAGGCAGCATTTAAGTAAATCTTAAATTTTTAAATCATATTAAAGCATTAGAAAGGCAACACAATATGGCGAGTTTATCGGAAATCCGTGCCCGTTTACAGGCAGCAGAAAACAACAAACCAGGTCAATCCACCGGTGGCGACAATTCTATATTCCCCCATTGGAATATGGAAGAGGGGCAATCTTGCACTTTGAGATTTTTACCCGACGCAAACACTAAGAACACATTCTTCTGGCAAGAACGAGCAATGATTCGTTTACCTTTTGCTGGCATCCGAGGCGAAATGGATTCCAAACAAGTGTACGTACAAGTACCTTGTATGGAGAATTGGAACGAAGCATGTCCTATCCTGGCCGAAGTACGTACCTGGTTCAAGGACAAGAGCCTTGAAGAAATGGGTCGCAAGTACTGGAAGAAACGTTCATACATATTCCAAGGCTTTGTGCGTGAGAATCCTTTGAGCGAAGACAAGACTCCGGAGAATCCAATCCGACGTTTCATCATTGGACCACAAATCTTTGCCACCATCAAAGGTGCGCTGATGGATCCTGAACTGGAAGAAATGCCCACTGACACATTACGTGGCTTGGATTTCCGTGTGTCAAAGACATCAAAGGGCGGCTATGCTGACTACAGCACAAGCAAGTGGGCACGTAAGGAATCGGCATTGACCGAAGCCGAACAGGCCGCTATTGCCACACATGGCGCATATGACTTGAGCACATTCCTGCCCAAGAAGCCAGGCGATGTAGAGTTAAAGGTCATCAAAGAGATGTTTGAAGCGTCAGTTGACGGACAACCTTACGACACAGAACGTTGGGGACAATACTTCCGTCCTGCAGGTGTACAAGCACCTGGTGGTTCAGGCGCCAGCCACGCTGACGAAGACACACCTGCACCAGCAGCCAAACCTGCACTCAAAGTAGCAGCACCAGCGGTAGCAGACAATGGATTTGATGATGACGATGTTCCTGCAGCCTCAGCCCCCGTGGCCAAGCCAGCAGCCTCAGGTCAAAATGCCCAGGACATCCTGGCCATGATCCGTAGCCGTCAAGCCAAGTAATGCTGTCCAATTTGGATCATATATTGTTTCCAAATGAATGTGAGGTGTTAGAAATAGCACCTCACAGTGAAATCATATATCCCATATTCAAAAACGGAAGTTCAACTTTACGGTCGTTGGATCATAGAGTTCTTTCGTTGGCGGAAGTTAAAAATCTAAAAAATCTCACAGTATATGTACGAGATCCACACGAAAGATTTTTAACAGGATTAGAAACATATATCAACAAGTTAAATCCTGCATTGGATAGAATAACATCACTATGGTTTGCGAATCAGTACTTGTTTTTAAACAGGCACATTGCACCGCAGTTGTTTTGGATAATAAACTTAAAAAGATTTACTGATGCTGCCTTGACACTACGCCCTATGAGTGATCTTGCTCATCTGCCTGTGACAAATCCCAGCACAAATACCTTGACAAAATCTGAGGTATCGGTCAATCCAAAATTAAAGTTCTATCTTGAAATGGATGAAGTGTTGACGGTTAATTTGATAAATCAAACAGTTTCGTTTGAACAAATATTTGATGTACTCAAATCCAATTATCCTGACATCTATCAAGAAGTATTTTTAACAGCTAAGAACATTCTGCATGTGGTGCCCTAGACTTAAACACTTTGCCCGATTTAATTATACTGGAACAGTTTCTAGATGTGGTCACATGATAGATGCACCCGTGTTTGACAGCATAGAGGAAATGGATGCCAGTACATGGATGTCTGATCTAACTGCGCAAATGGCACAAGATGTATGGCCAAAAGAATGTTATCGTTGCGAACAAACTGAAAAGTTAAGTCAACAAAGCATTCGATTGTACAGTTTACAGACGCACGAAAAGCAAACTAGGCCTGATTATTTGTATTTTGGCGGTGTGCTTGACAACACTTGTAACAGTGCATGTCAAACATGCAATCAATCACTTAGTACCAAGATAGGCAGTTTATATAGCAAACATTATCCAATCGTAGACAATTCGAATAAATTTTGGAAACTACCATTGGAACGTGTTGTTCAATTGGATATCAACGGCGGCGAACCCAGTGCAAGTAAAAACTACAAACGCATACTGGCTAACTTGCCCCCTAATTTACAATCATTGCGAGTAAACACCAATGCTGCATTGGTACTAGATGAGTTGTTGACTGTAGCTGATCGTGGAATCAAAGTAACTGTCACAGTGAGTCTTGACGGAGTTGGTAAAGTTCATGACTATGTTCGATGGCCAATCAACTGGGAACGATTCAAAACTAATGTTTTAGCATATAGAGATGCTGGAAAATTTGAATTGAATCTTTGGACCACTGTTAGTGCGTTGAACATCAATGATTTGGAAAATATTTTTGAATTTGCACAGCAATATAACATTGATCATTCGTATGCATTTCTGCATCAACCTTCACAGTTGAACATCAAGTACACAAATACATTGACACTGAAGGCCAAGCAACAGTTTCAAGACAACAGCAAATTTGGATTAGATTCGATATCTAAATTGTGTGCTGTTGATGCAAACAACCAAGTGGAGATTGATCAGTTTGTACAAAATCAGGACAAACTGAGAAACATAAACATACAGGATTTTATTGATATTCAATGAGTTCTGTGTTAGAATTAAACAACTTAAAAGGACAACCATGGGAAAACCATTTGACGTAAGCAAGTTCCGCAAGGAAATTACAAAAAGTATTGACGGCCTTTCAATTGGCTTCAATGATCCCACAGACTGGATCTCAACAGGCAACTATGCATTGAACTACTTGATCTCAGGTGACTTCAATCGAGGTATTCCCTTGGGCAAGGTCACAGTGTTTGCTGGAGATTCGGGCGCAGGTAAGAGTTATATTTGTTCAGGCAACATTATCAAGAATGCACAAGAGCAAGGCATCTTTGTGGTGTTGATTGACAGTGAAAACGCACTGGACGAAGACTGGCTCAAAGCCTTGGGGGTAGACACAAGTGAAAGTAAATTGCTAAAACTTAGTATGGCCATGATTGACGATGTGGCCAAGACCATTTCCACATTCATGAGCGACTACAAAGCCCTGCCCGAAGGCGAGCGTCCCAAGGTCATGTTTGTGATTGACAGTTTGGGTATGTTGTTGACTCCAACTGACGTCAACCAGTTTGATGCCGGTGAAATGAAGGGTGATCTGGGTCGTAAACCCAAGGCTCTCACAGCACTTGTTCGTAACTGTGTGAACATGTTCGGTAGTTACAATGTGGGCCTGGTATGTACCAACCACACTTACGCAAGCCAGGACATGTTTGACCCTGATGACAAGATCTCCGGCGGTCAAGGTTTCATTTACGCCAGTTCAATTGTGGTGGCCATGAAAAAGATGAAGCTGAAAGAGGACGAGGATGGCAACAAGGTGTCAGACGTCAACGGTATTCGTGCAGGCTGCAAAGTTATGAAAACACGCTATGCCAAACCCTTTGAAGGCGTGCAGGTCAAGATTCCTTACACCACAGGCATGAGTCCTTACTCAGGACTGGTGGACTTGATTGAGAAAAAAGAGCTGCTCAAGCGTGAAGGCAACAGCTTGGTGTTTACCACCAGCGAAGGCGAAATCATCAAGAAGTTCCGCAAAGCATGGGAAAAGAACGAAGATGGTTGCCTAGACAAAGTCATGACGGACTTCAAGAACATCAAAACTGAGGTAAGTACAGCCGACACTGTGGAGGAATAAAAATGTCAGCAGAAGTAGCAAGCGAAATTTGGGGTGAACTAAAAAGATATGTCAATGTAGTAGATCGTATAGATGCAGCTGAAAGCATTGTGACTATCCTAATTGATCACGATCATAATGTTGAAGAAATTCGGAGTGCCTTCAAAGGCGATTCAGACATCAAGAAAGCTCTGACTGCGTATTTGGACAATGACAATGACAAGGATTATGAGGAAGAAGAGGAAGAAGAGTTTGATGACGAGGACAACTACAACAAAGAAGATGACTATTAATGCCTGCTGATAGAAATTACTTTTGCGCTAGGAAATTTTCTGAAATCACAGTAAATGTCGGTCAACAGACTATCGGTACTTGTTGTGCAGAAACTCCTAACATAATTAATTATAATAAACTGCAACAAGAAAACATGTTCAATCTTTCACACATGATGCGTGAACGAGAGATGATGTTGAACAATCAAAAAGTAGTCAGTTGTGATGGTTGTTGGCAAGCAGAAGATCAAGGACTTCCAAGTCTTAGATTAGTACAAAAACATAATAAAAAAATTTTACAGTCTCCTACAGTGCAACAAGTCAAAAGTTTTAATTTGGTATTCGGCACCAAGTGTGGAATGACTTGTTCTTATTGCACCCAAAATTCAAGTTCTTCTTGGTTTAAAGATTTACAACACAATGGTCCTTATGAATTGATTGATCAAGTAGACCTATATTCCATTGGTAATAAAAATCTAGTGATTAAAAAAATTAGTGCTGTGTTTGGTAGTTCAAAGAAAAATGAACAAATTTTATTTGAACAAATTTGTAAAGCAGCCAAATCAGTTGACATGTGGTACGTAACCGGCGGCGAGACCTTGTTGTACATCAAATTGTTGTTGAAATTGTTAAACATTATACCAAGCACAGCACAAGTTGTGATTATGACAGGACTTGGCATTAAAGAAAAGCAATTTACAAAATTTTTAAACATATTGAAAGCGTATCCCAATGTAACTCTGGGTATTAGTGCGGAGAATATGTATGAACTTTATGAATTCAATCGGTACGGTAACACATACAAAAACTTTTTAACATGTTTGACTGCTGTTAAAAATTCAGGCATTGATTATCAATTTTTTTCTACACTGAGTAATTTGACTGTGTTTGGGTATGTTGATTTTGTGCAATGGGCAGATAAAAAAATCGAAGCACAACCTATAATTACACCGTCTTTTATGCGAATACAAAATTTAGATCCCGCTTCCAAAAAATTTCTAATAGAAAAAATGCAGACAAATTATTGTGGTGAATTTGATTGGTTAATTGAAACCTTGCAAGCAGATCATGAAACATCGCTTAATGACAAAAAAAATTTGCAATTGTTTTTGCAAGAGTTTTCTAATAGAAGAAAGTTAAATCTTAACATTTTTCCTAATACTTTTTTAGAATGGTTAAACATACATGTGGTATAGTCGAGTAGTTGCCGACCTTGGCAACATTCCTGATTTCATTGCACACTTTGAGTCAGAACTCACGGATGCCAAACGTGACTGCAAAATTGGCGGCTTGGTGGAAAAAAACATCACTGCCCTGCCAGGCATAACTGAGCATAGGTTCAACCAGCTACAAGAAATTGAAGCTGTGTTGAACTTTCTCAACATTCAACTGCGCAAGATTCGCACCCGGCATTTCAAGAAATACCTTGAAGGTTATGCTCGTGCCTTGACTGCACGTGATGCTGAAAAGTATGTGGACGGTGAAGAAGAAGTTGTGGACTTTGAAACCATCATCAACGAGGTGGCACTGTTACGCAATCGTTGGCTGGGCATTATGAAGGGATTGGACACCAAGCAGTGGCAAATGGGACACGTGGTGCGACTGCGAACAGCAGGCATGGAAGACATCACGGTATAATATGACTGATCAAGAACGCTGGCAACGAGACTTAGAAGAAATGGAAATCTTTTTGCTGATATTCTTCATTGCGGCCTGGACGGGATTTTGGTGGTGTGTTGAGCACATTGGTTAAATATCTGCATGAAAATTGTACTTGTAACCGGAGGCTTTGACCCTATCCATTCTGGGCATATTGCCTATTTTAAATCAGCTCGCACTCTAGGAGATCTATTAATTGTGGGTCTCAATTCAGATGAATGGTTAGAACGCAAAAAAGGTCGGGCATTCATGCCCTGGAACGAACGACTGTGTATCATCAACAATTTAAGCATGGTTGATGAAGTTTATACCTTTGATGATTCAGACGGTTCTGCATGTCATTTTATAGAGCAGGTTCGTGCGCATTATCCCAACGCTGACCTTGTGTTTGCCAATGGCGGAGATAGAACATCTGACAACATTCCTGAAATGCGTATGACAGACGTTGAATTTGCATTTGGGGTAGGGGGAGATGACAAAAAGAATTCCAGCTCATGGATATTGACTGAATGGAAAACACCCCAGACTGATCGTGCCTGGGGGTACTATCGTGTGTTGCACGAAGTGGGCGCCAACACAAAATTAAAAGAACTCACGGTGATGCCCAAAACATGTTTGAGCATGCAACGACATGATAGTCGTGCAGAGTTTTGGTTTGTGGCTGAGGGCCAAGCCACAGTGTACACCTTGGATGAGGCCTCAACTGATCAAGAAGTCAAATGCAGTCTCTCAATGCATGAACATACATTTATCAATGTCAATGAATGGCATCAATTGTGCAATGAAACTGATCAACCATTAAAGTTGATTGAAATTCAATATGGTGACCGCTGTGTTGAAGATGACATAGAACGTAAAAAATGAAACCAATTCCAGTATTCGTAGGATATGATCCTAGAGAGGCTGTGGCATATCACACATGCGTGAATTCAATCATTAGACATGCCAGTCAGCCAGTGGCCATCGTCCCTGTGGCCTTGAACTTGTTTCGAGACTATGATGAAACACACACTGACGGCAGCAATCAGTTTATCTACAGCCGCTTTCTTGTGCCGCATTTGATGGACTATTCAGGATGGGCCATATTCATTGACGGTGACATGATTCTACGTGGTGATATTGTGGAATTGTGGAATTTGCGAGATCCTGTCAAAGATGTCATGGTAGTCAAGCACGATTACAAAACACGCATGGCCGAAAAGTATCTTGGCAGCAAAAACGAAGACTATCCTCGCAAGAACTGGTCAAGTGTGATATTATGGAACTGCAACAGTTTTCCCAATCGTCGACTAACACCTGAGTTTGTGCAAAAATCAACAGGTGCTGAATTACATAGATTCACTTGGTTAGAAGATGACCGCATTGGAGAACTGCCTGACGAGTGGAATTGGTTGGATGTTGAGTACGAGTGGAACGGACTAGCCAAACTGGTACACTACACCTTGGGCACACCTTGCTTTCATGAGTTTGCTAATGCTGGCAGTTTTGCAGAAGACTGGCACAAGGAACGCATGCTAACTGATTACTGTCAGCAGAGCACACAACCATGAACGATAACGAAGAGCTAGCACCACTGTTGCAACATGAACTAGACATGGCTCCGGACCAAGTCAAAGAGTTATTTTACGACTTGTTGAAGTACCGTGTGGACCCAGCAGGTGACTACTATGGCATGAACATACAAGTACTGACTGAAAAGATCCGTGCCTTAGACAATCAAGTTGTACATGCTATTAACAGTGATAGCAGTGAAGTGAGATATGTACAAAAGGGAAAAATGTTTGATCCTATACTAGAAAGTTTTACCATGGGATGTGGTGGACAAATAACCACCTGGAGCAAAAGCG